AGGCAATTATTTTAAAAATTACCAAAGGCCAATATTATAAAAATGACCGTTGTCAATTATTTGTTAAATGAGCTTTGGCTTTTATTTGTATAAAGCGGCCAATACATAATAATATTTATTATTTATATTTATAAATTTTTAATATTATATTTATATATTTATATTTATGTGTATTATATTAACTAGTTATATACTACTACTTAATATTTTAATAGTCTGTGTTAATGTGTAAGTTTTAGCGCATTCATTTTCATATGATTTTTGTAGTAAATTATAAGAATTTCTCATCTGTTCAATTTCAGCACGCAACGCATTATTTTCTTCCTCCGCAATACTATGTTTATTAAGTTGTTGAATTTCAGCACGCAATGCATTATTTTCTTCGTGTGAAATAGATTGAATATTATATAAATCATAACGTAACGCATTATTTTCTTCTTCCAAAGTAGAAACATAACAATTATCGATAGTAATAAGTGGTGAATCCTCAAATTGTAATTCTTCTTCATATTGTATAATTTGTTGAAAATCATCTTCATTTTCATCTACTACTACTTCTTCAAAATCATCCACATTATCATCATCTTCAGCAATCATTTCTCCTTGGTATTGGTATTGATGAATAATTAGTAATTCTGGTTCATATTCCAACATTCTGTTATAATCCTCATCTGTTAGTTGTTGATCATTCTCTTCCAAATCATAATATACTACATCTACTACATCATCCTCCTCATCCTCAGATTCATCCATATCGGAAAAATCATCATTATAAGTTATTTCAGTTTCATTATTCCATTCATTTGAACAGTCTTCGTCGTCGTCTTCATCATCATCATCACTTTCTTCTTCATCATCTTCTGAAGATGATAATGATAATGAAGATGACAATAATGGTGATGGTGGTGGTGATAAATAATGGAGTGGATATCGTTGTTGTAAAAATGGTAAAAATGGTAAGAATGGTTGTGGTGGTAATAGTGCTGATTGATATGATAATTCAGTATTGTAATTTATAGCTGGCAGTTGTGGTTGTGGTTCGATAATTTTATCTATTAATTGACAAATATTTAATGTAGTAGTAGGTTTATCTTCATTTTCTTTATTATATTGTTTATTTTCCAACACTATCCAAAACCAAGGTTTATCATATACAATGCGTGCTTCTATTGTTGGAGATAGAACACGAGCTTGAAATGAGATTGCTCTTGGAGTATCATTCCACTCTTGGAAATGAATGTAAGCAGCATTATAAGACTTACCGTTTTTGTCGACTTTTGAGACAAAGTCGACACGACTTACCTTTCCAAGTTTCATCAGTTCTTCCATCACCTCCTGAACGTATTCTTTGCTAAAGTTAGCAAACACGTGAGGGATAAAAAGACTGATATTGCGAATTGAAGACATTTCTCTTTTGCGAATTTGAATTCTTTGCGGTTGGCACTACTAAAATACTCATAATTATAATTTAAAAAAGTATTTCAATTTTTTTAAAAAAATACTTTATAATTTTTTACTAAAAATTTATAATTTTATTATATAAAATATTAGATAACATTTTAAAGATTAAAATATACAAAATATATGAAATATTAGATAACATTTTAAAGATTAAAAATATACAAAATATATAAAATATTAGATAACATAAAAAAAATTTTTATAAATAATTAGATAAGATATAAATTTTTATATCTAATTATTTAATTTATAATGGTTCTAAATTATTAATAATGATTCTAAATTTTCCATATATTTGTCCTTCACATAATTGTATTCCATTATTATCTTCATACTCATCATGATAAATCAATAAAGATTTAACTAAATCTTCCATATTAACACCTTGTTCTTTTAATTTAGAAGTTATTATATTAATCGCATTTTGTATATTAATTTCTTCTTTTTCTTCTTCTTCTTTTTCTTCTTTTTCTTCTTCTATTATTTCTTGCATTTTTTCTTCTTCTTCTTCAATATCTGCAATATCGTGAGGTTCATTAGTAAGATTATTTATAAAAAACCGTAATCCACGTAAAGATGAGTTTAAATTTTCTTCATATTCTTCATCTTCTTCATCATCATCATCATCATCATCTACTTTAATAACTGCTTTAGCCATAATATTTCTACAATAAGGACAACTAAATCCATTATGTGCAACACTTGTCATAAGACAAGAAGTATGAAAATGATGACCACATTCAGTGATAGTAATATTTTTATTAGATTCAAATTTTTCCATACAAATTGGACACTCTTCATTCACAGTCATCATTGCTGAAGAAGACATTTTTTAGTAGCGATATACACTGTTAAATTAGAATATAATATTTATAAAATAAGCATTCAATTTTTTTTAAAAAATAAGCATTCAATTTTTTTTAAAAAAATATAATTTAACTGAAAATAAATATATTAAATGAACTCATTTTTAAGAGTTAACTATTTTATTAATTGAATTTTATTAAATGTATTTTTATCGATATAATTTGAAATAATTGATAAAAGACTTGAAAAAATAAAAGGTGCTTTATAAATATAACATTTATTTAATTTATCGGGGAATTTTTCTCGTAAAATTAATGTAAGATCACAAATAAAATTATAATGATTTTCTATATCACTAAGAGTTAATGATTTAAAAAATACATGATATGTAATCATCTCATTTGTGAATAATGATTTTTCAAATACAGAAATAATATAATTAATGATTGAAGTATAATTATCTTTTGACATATTTATTTTTAAATATCTATAATCAATATAAATAATATCAGAATATGTTTCATCTTGAAAACAAAAATAAGGTAATACATCAAATATTGTAATAATTTCTAGTAATTGTGAATTATTTATAATTAAATTATATTTTTGGTCATTTAAAAATCGTTGTTCAATTAATTTTAAATTATCATTACTTTCTACATTTTCTACATTTATATTTTCTACTTTTTCTTTTTCGAAACTCATTATTATTATTATTATTTATATATTAAAAAAAATATTTAAATTTAAATAATTTAAATAAATAATTTTTTTTTATAAAATGTTTATAAAATGTTTATAAAATGTTTATAAAATGTTTATAAAATGTTTATAAAGTAGTAATATCAATGTTCATATTTTTATACATAATATTTTTAGCTTTAGATAATGTGGGATCTTCTGTAAATTCAATATTCATTAATTTATAAGTTGTTTTTTCACATAATATTATAAAAGATTGATTTTCTTTTTTTTCTTTTTTTTGTGCATTTTGAAAATCATTAAAGGTTTTTAATATTTTAATATGAATTCTATTTAAGAATTTAATTAATTGTTCTTTTGTAATTTCAATCCATATTCTATCTAAATCAAATATATAAAATGTATTTTTTTTTTGTGTAAAACAACAAATAGGATTATCAAGTTCATAATTATAAATAGTTCTAGTAAATATTAAATTTAAAGTATCATAAAAATTATTATCAAAAAGAAATGTAATATCTTGTTCTGTAATTAAAATAGAATCGATTAAATTGTGAAATGAAATAGAAGGTATTTTATGTTCATTTAACCATTCTAAAATATTAATATTATTATTCATTTTTTTAACAAAATTTTTATTGATATCTTGAATTGTATGTTCCAATTTATTACATTTTTTAGTTAATTCAATAATAAGTTGAAACATTGTTTGTTGTGAAGGTAATTCCAATATTTCTTCTTCTTTACTGGTTTTATTTAATAATTCACAAATAATAATATGATTATTTAAATTATTTTTTTTAACATATGATTTTCCACAATAAATGCAACATTGTGAAGGTTGTTTAATTCGATTTGCGATCGGTGTTGCGATTTTATACATTTTATATTAAATTAAATTAGATGAATTGATAATAAAATAAAAGAATAATTTAATATCAATTTTATTTAATAAATAATGATATATATAATGACTTTATTTTCAAAAACATCAATTGTATATAATAAAGAAAATAAATTATTGAATTTACCAATGTTTTATTATAGATATAGAAGATGTGATACAAATTTGAATGGAAATACTCCTGCAGATCAATATCAAAAATTGAAATTAATTCAAAACACGGTTCGTGTATATAGTTCTTTATATACATCAAATGTAGCTTCATTAAATACTTATCAACAACCAGGAATAAAAACAAATGGTGTATGCTGGAATCAAATGAGTGATAGAGTTTATCCAAGTGTACAAAAAGCGTCAATTCCAACTGGAAATAATAATAGTTTAAATAAAAGACATACATCAGTAACATCAAGTAAACCAGGAAGTCAAACTCCAGGAGGAATTGGATGTGATATAAAACATAATTCATATGATAGATATTTAAATCGTTTAAAAGGAAAAGGACCTTTAAGACGTGGAATAATTCCAAATGGATTTGGAGAACCGATCCCTTTTAATAATGCATATCCAATTTATGGTGGTAAAACAACCAAAACCAATATAGTAAGTGGGTGTAATTGTCCAATAAAAAAAAGTTTAGAACAAAACATTAGTATTTATAATAATCCTTATTGGGAACCAGAAGAAGTAGGAGGTAAATTTACATTTAAAATAGGAGATTATGTATATGCGATTGAAACTGGAAATACTTATTATAGTCGTGCAATAATTTTAAATATAATAAATTCGATTTATACAATTGAATTTGATAATGGAACCATTCAAACAATAGCAAGTATGTCAGAATTATTAGTATATTATCCTTGTAATTGTAATGAAACAATAAATAATATAATATATCCAAGTGGATTTTTAGAATTAAGTGAATCATAAAAAAAAAGATTTAGTAATAAATATTATAATATTAGTATTAATTATAATAAATATGCCTCCTCCTCCATTAATGAAAATGTATATTACAAATAATAATTCATTTATTTATAGTCAACCGAAAAGTAATTTAGTAAATGTGCCGATAACATTACCATCTAGTTTAAATAGTGGAATGATAAGTCGTATTAATAATGCAAAAGCAGGATGTGGTTCGTGTGGAAGACATTAAAATAATTATTAGATAAATAAATGTATAAAGTAATATTATAAAATGTTCACTCTTGCTACTGTATATACGAATTCTTCTTATCCATCAAATAGATTAAATAAATCAACTAATTATAAAACATTATTTGATACAACATTACTTCCATATGATAAAATGTATAATGGTTGTTCAAGTAATTTGTGTTATACAACAAGTAAAGGTACATTTATATATAAACCTCATACAGATGTAGGAATGGTTGGTAGAAGTGCAGCAGGTTATTTAGGTCAAAGGAAGAGAATGTAAAAATATTATTATAAAATATTATAATTTACTAAAAATAGTGCAAATATTATAAACTAAAAATATACCAGTGATTTCAACTAATATATGAAATGGAAACCATTTATATTTATTTAACATTTTTTTACAATTATAACTTTCATTAATAAATAATAATAAAATGAATAAAGTTAAAATAAAAATTAATGGTATTTTATTTTTTATATCTTTTGAAAAATATGTATAATAATATAAAAATAAACTAATAAAAATTAAGAATTGAGTAGATAAATAAAATATAAAAGGTAAATTTCGAAAAGCATAAATATCAAATAATATAATAAATAATAAATAAAATATAAATAAATTATTTGGTATTTTATTTGAATAATTATAAAGAGCGAATAAATAACAAAAATTTACAAAATATGCTAATAAATGTGTAATTATAATTTGACTATAATTGTGTAAATGAATGCTATGACAAAATGTATGAAATAATTCAAATAATAGAATTGAAAATAATAGTAATTTAGATGAAAAATTTGTAGTTATTAATAAATAATATAAAATAATTAAACAAATAATGAAATTAAAAAATACAGAATATGGTTGTGAAATTCCTTTTTTATTAGGAATTTCACAAGTATTAAATGGGAATGTATAAGTATTTTTAGTTTTTCTCATATATAATAATAATAATAATAATAATATTATTTACCAGATATATGTTGAATATCTTGAAACCATTTAGTTTCTTTAATAAATAATTTCCAATTAGCAGTAATTAATAATATAAATCCAAATAGGTATAACAATAATTTGGTTTCTCCATTGATAAGAACTCCTCTATTTTTTCTTGGATTAAATAAGTATATTAATAATGCTGACATTAAAAATATAAATATAAATTCGAATCTTTCTTTCCAATAATTAATTAGAGTATTAAAGGTAGAAGATGATGATTTTTGCTTAATAATGTTTTTATGTATATTAGTATTATTATTATGTGTATTAGATTTATTAGATCTATTAGATGTATTATGTGTATTAGATGTATTTTTTTTATTTTTAACTTTCAATAAAAGGTTAATCAATGCCATTAAAATAAATCCGATTTTAAAAGCGAATATAATATAAATATAAATATCATAATAATTCATTATATAAAGTAAAAATAAAATAAAATAAATATATTAAAAGAATCAATTTAAAGACAATTAATATAATAATATATCCTGGATAGGATCCTAATTCCTGCTTGACTAACTCAATTGGATAGAGTGCAAGACTTCTAATCTTGTGGTTGTGAGTTCGAGTCTCACGTCAGGTTATAATAAAATAAAAATGTTTTCTAACAGCAATAAATCTGCATTTTTAGCACGTGGTCGTAGGATCGAAACCTACCTTAGTCTTTTATTAGACTAAGTAGCTCAGTGGAAGAGCACGTATAATGAAAACAGTATCCATATCAAGCTCGTGTATCATTTTATCCTATTCATAATTTTCGTCAAAGCAGACATCAGAGCATTAGTGGTTTAGTGGTAAAATTTCCGCTTGCCATGCGGGAGCCCCGGGTTCGATTCCCGGCTGATGCATTTTAGTCGTCAGTTTTGAGAAACTACTTTGTATCATTTTATCCTAATTTGGGTTAAGCATAAAACGTATATAACTTTATCCAAGATAGTATATTACAGCTCGTATAGTGCAATGGTTAGCACAGTTGTCTTATGAGCAATTAATCTGGGTTCAATTCCCAGTATGAGCAATATTATATATTTATTGAAATAGATAAATCATCTCCACTTAGCTCAGTTGGTAGAGCACTCGACTGTAGAAGTAGTATTTGTATTCGAGATGTCGCTGGTTCGATTCCGGCAGTGGAGAATCTAATTGTCTGGGTTCAATTCCCAGTATGAGCAATATTATATATTTTATTGAAATACTTATATAAATAGATAAATCAATAATAATAATATTATGTCTTTTTCTCAAGATTTAAATTGTAATCATATTTATACACAATTAATAGAATGTTTAATAAATACAAATCTAAAAAATGAAAATAATTATTTTATAGAACAATCAAATATCTCATTATTTAAACCTTATTGTTGTAATAATATATTGAATTTTAAACATAAATTAAATAAAAAAAATATAATTATAAATTTTGATAAAATAGTATATGATACAAAAAAACCATATTATTTTAATATAAATGAAGACCGAACAGAAGTTATTATGAAACAAATGTAATTTTATTTTATTTTATTTTATTGAAGCCAATATCTATTATAATCTACAGGATATTTTAAAAATAGTTCTTCATTTTGTTGTATCTCTCTTATAGAATATAATGCTCTAGATTTTAAAATACAATTAGGAGATTGAATATCTTCATTAATATAATTAACAATATTATTAGATAAATAAGGTTCTTCTTTTGCAACAATTATTTTCCATATTCTTCTCATAGGATAGGTATTTAATGAATTCTTTTTATAATCGCCATATTTTTCTTTAAAATCTTTCCATTTCATTTCAGTTCCAATATAATCACATAATTTAGTATTATTTAATATATTTTTTTTTGCAAAAGCACCTAATCCATGGACATTCGATTTTTGAATAATTATTAATGGATTGTCCAAATTCATTATAATTATATGTTATTATTTATATAATATATTAATGCATTTATTAAAGATAAAGATAAAGATGAAATAAATAAATAAATAAAATAAATAAAATAATTTGTTTGATTAAAGTCGAATGTAAAAAACTTAACTATAAAGCACGAATGGCCGAGTGGTCTAAGGCGGTGGACTTAAGACCCACTATCATAAGATGCGAGGGTTCGAACCCCTCTTCGTGCATAAGAATAGTAGTTTAATTATTTAATTATTTAATTATTTAATTTTTAATTATTAATAAATTTATAAGATATTTAATATATATTATAAAACAATTTAAAGAGTATTGAATCTTATAATATGTAAATAAATAGTTCCTTACAGCAAGAAAAACTTTTATCAAAAAAAGGAACTAGCATTTTATTTTATCTTCATATAGCTTAATGGCTAAAGCATTTATTTGTATATAAATAAACTAGTTCGATTCTAGTAATGAAGATAAGTTCCTTACAGCAAAAAAACCGCTTTATAAAAAAAAAAGGAACTTGCATTTTATATTATTTTATCTTCATTTAGCTTAATGGTAAAAGCATTTAATTATATAAATAAACTAGTTCAATCCTAGTAATGAAGATAATTTAATATATATTAATTTACTGGCAAGTAAATATTTACCCGGTTAGCTCAGTTTGGTAGAGCGCTAGCCTTTTAAGCTAGTGGTCGAGAGTTCGAGCCTCTCATTGGGTGATAATAAATAATAATAATAATAATAATAATAAAAGGTTCCATACAGCATTATTAATTTTAATTAATTGAATACGGAACCAGTATCAATCAATAGCAGATTGGGCAAGAGGAATGCCGTTTGGCCCATAACCAAAAGATCGATTGATCGAAACAATCATCTGCTAAAATGCCTTGATAGCTCAGTTGGTTAGAGCGCAAAGCTGTTAACTTTGAGGTCAACGGTTCGAATCCGTTTTGAGGCGAAATTATATATTTATAATAAATATATAATTTAAATACTTATTTCATAAATAAACAAACCATTACAACCATTTTTTTATTCTGATTCTTCTTTTTCAATTTCATACATAAATTATTATTATATCATATTAATAATTTATAACCTTTAACATTTAACTTTTAACCCTTAAGCTTTTGAAAAATTTTAATACATTCCCAAATCTTTGCAGATTCATCTATCGTATAAACACCTCTTTTTTGTGCTAATGATATAAAATTAACTAATACATTTAACGCAACATTTTCATCTTCAACTACAATATCTGTCAATTTAACTTGTTTTTGATTTTCTGGATCCATTTTATTAATTAAATACTTTTTTTTAAGTATTTTTAATTACAAATAATATAAGTATTTTTAATTACAATAGTAAACTACTTAAATATTATTTATATTACTTATTATTATTATTATGAATAATGGAATCGAATTTGAAAATGAAAATGATAATGAAAATGATAAACAAATATTACAAAATTATACTCTTCAATTTGAAAATAAATTACTTGATACTAAATTAGTTCCTATTTTATTTCCTTCTAAATTTGGTGTATTTCAATTTACTACTATTAATAATCTTATTAATAATAAAGAAAAACACGAATTATGGTTTATGATAGATTGTTCAGCTTCTATGTCAGATCTTTGTAGTGATGGTAAAAGTAAAATGCAACACATATTACATACTTTAAAAAATATGATTCGTTATTTTAAAAATAACTCTAATGTTTCAATTACTATCGAAACATTTAATGATATCATTCATACAATTGTTGAACGCACACAAATCACTAATTTTAATTTAAATATTATTTTATCCAAAATTGATAGAATTATTCCTTGTCATTCTACTAATATTGAAATGGCTCTTTTATTTATTAATAAAAAAATAACACAATATGATACGGCATCAACTCTAGATAAAATTACTAATATATTTATGACTGATGGAGATACTACATGTGGAAATAATGATAACAATTATTTAAGTCAATTAATTAATACTAATATCTATAATGCTTTTATTGGATTCGGAATTGATCATGATAGTATTTTACTCGATACCATCAGTTCTAATAAAAATTGTTCTTATTATTTTATAGATAAACTCGAAAATGCAGGACTTGTTTATGGTGAAATTATACATAGCATAATGTATAAATTCTTAACTAATGTAGAAATTACAATTACTAATGGACTTATATATAATTTTAATCATAATTTATGGAGTAATTCATTAAATGTCAATGATATTACTACTGAAAGTAATAAAACATTTCATATTATTTCTAATAATGATGAAATATGTAATATTAAATTAACTGCTTATAATATTATTGATAAAACCGATTTCACTGTTACACTTTTTAAAGAAAAAGAATATATAGATTTAACTAAATATATTTTTAGACAAAGAACATTAGAATTACTTTACTCAGTAAAAAATTATTTGAAATATAATACTCCTACTGAATTATTATCAAATCAATTTAAACAAAATTTACATTTTTTTATTCAAGAAATGAAACAATATATGAGTGATAATAATTTATTAAATGATATATTTATGAAAAATTTATGTGATGATATTTACATTTCTCATAAAACGATGAATTCTAAATATGCTAATATGTATGTTTCTGCAAGACAAACCAGTCAAGGTAATGAACGAATTTATTCAGTTACTAATATACCTAATGAAGAAGAATTATCATTTGATAATTATTTAAATACACAAAATACACAAAGCTTTAGATTTACAAGAAATAATTATACACAAAATAGTCAAAGTAATGAAATATTTGATGATTTAGATAATACACAAAATATATTTGAAAGAAACATTTCAATTCCAATTCCAATTCCAATTCCAATTCCAATTCCAATTCCAACAAATAATTTAACTATTTTAGAAAATAATTTAACAATTCCAAATTCATATGATATGGAATTCGAACAATTCGAACATACTATATCTGACTGTATGGATACTGTTCATCTTACACAAAACGCAAATAATTTAATGAGAGAATTTAATAATAAATCTTATTATTTGCTATCTACAAATGATGTATAAGTATTTAAATAATTAATTATTTATTAATGATGTATAAGTATTTAAATAATTAATTATTACTATTTTATATAATATTATTTAAATACTTATATTCCATAAATAACGCCAAACATCACTCATTATTGAAGAATCATTCTTTATATTTAATTTAAAAGGACAAGAATAATCCGCATTTTCATTTAACGCTACACACGGATTACACGGATTATTTACAAATGTAAAATTGGGAATTATAGTTTCCAAATCATTATAATTTATATCAGATATTTTATATGTTTGTTCTCCATATATATTCCCTTTTCCAGTATATGTTTTTCTCTCTAAACTATTTTTATTCATATTACATTTTATTATATCATCTTTTCTATTTTCTATTAAACCTGAATTATAACCAAAATCTCCAAAACCATTCGGTAATCGTTCAATCGTATTTGAAGGATCATTTATTAAAATTCCATTTAATAAAAATTGTCCTTCTTTCGTTTGATAAGACAACAATTTTAATATATTAGCTTCATTATATATTTTCATTGTGGAATTTAATGAATCTTCTGGTATATTTCTAATATATGGATTCTTATTTACTGCTTTAATATATATTTCTTTTGTTGTTTCCGACCAAGGCCATATATTATTTTTATTAAAATATTCCACTTCTTCTTGACTTACTACATTTTGTAATATATTTACATCAAATATATGTTGACGATTTAAACTATTTTCAATAAATATAAAATCTTTAATCGTTTCTTGATTCCAAGTAAATCCTTCTTTAAATATATTACTTTTTTTATAATATTTAAAATATAATAAATATAAAAATAAAAATAATATTATTATTTTTATATTATTTTTTATAAACTTCATATATTATTTAATAATATTAGATAATATATTGATAATATTTAATTTTACATAAAAATCTACATAAATAAGTATTTCATTTATTCATATAATTATTATTAATATAATATATTATAATTATTTTATTAAATTATACTCCACTAGAACCAAACCCACCATCACCACGAATTGTTAAATTACCTAAATCTTCTTTTCTTTCCACTATTTCTACTATAATAGGTTCCAATCCTGGACTACATATTTGTAAATAACGATCATACTTATTTCCAAAATAATCACCACTTATATTTTTATTATTATATGATAATAATACATCAAACATTCCTATTAAATGACCTCTATAACCAGCATCTATTATACCTACATTATTTGCTAAACGTAAAGGAATTTTAGAAATTGAAGAACGAGGATACATATAATAACCTGTATTATAACTCTTTCCAGTATCTAAATACATCTTTGCAGAACAACATATTTTATAATTTAATTTATTTGTTTTATTCTGAAAAAAAGGAATTATTGCATTATTATCATCTTCAGTATCATTATCATCTTCTCCATTTTTCGGAGTAAATAAATCAAACCCTGCATCTATATAATTATTATTGTTTAAATTATTGCTTAAATTATTATTATGATTTATTACTGCAGTTACATATTTATTATGTAATTCAGGATCTGAATTATCTATATAAACTTTTAAAATCATTACTTTATCATAATAATTTAATACGTTCAATTTTAATAATGTTGTTTTTAAATTACTCATTTTTATATTTCAATAATTATATTATAATCTTTAAATTGTTTAATTATTTAATTATCGTCATCTATTAAATTTAATGCTTTTAATCTATGAAAAAATACACGCCTATTCATATTTAGTTGTTTCTCTTCCCAATTCATATTATATAATAAAATATCCACTTTTTCTTCTATATTTACAGCACCTTGTTTATTTGCATTTTCTTTTATTTTTTTTAAACTGATTATTTCTTTTTGAATATTTATTAATGAATCATAATAATTTGTAAATCTTTCTTTCATTTCTTGAATTATTTCTATATAACTCTTTTTAGGCATTTCATCAAATTCCATTATTTCATTTATCGTTACACTATTTAATATTTTTTTTTTATTTTCAAGATTTATATTATAATAGTTTATTGTCTCTTTATCAAAATTTAATATAAATATAAAACCATATATATCTTTTGTATTTAAAATATAACCAGATTCTATTATATTTATATAACTACTTTGACAATATTTTAAAATTGAAGACCACGTATGATTTGTTTGAGATAAATCACTATAACATTTACATTTCTCTATTATATCTGCATTTGGAATATATTTTGCAATTTTTATTTCTTTAAATGCTTTTTCTAATAAATCTTTTGAACCATAATGTTTCATTAATATATATATTTCTCTCACTAATAATTTCCATAATAAATCAGCATCATATTCTACATACATCATATATTTTTTTTTATTTATTATATATCCAAATGCTCCTGATTGAGACATTATTTTATATTATTCTTATTTTCTCTCTAAAATATATTTTATTCTAATTATTAATTTAGAGAGAAAATATATATAAATTCTTATTCTTATTTTATTTTATTAAAAAAAAAGTAAAGATATTTATTATTATATTTTTATTTTCTCTCTAACATATATATTATTTTATTTTTATAATTTTAAAATATATATTTTAGAAAATATATATTTTATATTCTATTTTTATAATTAGAGAGAAAATATAAATTTATTATTGTTAAATTAAAATTTATATTTTAAACACGAATTTTCATCTATTACATTATTTTCATAATTCGTAAATTTATAAGGACTATTATAATGATTAGTATTTGAATTACATAATGATATATAAGTACCCGATATTTTAGTTATCCAAAATTCAGGCGAACACACATAATTATCAATTATCATATTGTTATTTTTTATATGTGATGTTTTTGACCACCAAAAATTTCCTGAATAATGTAAAGGATAATTATTTGTATCATACATTAAATTAATACCCACAGCATCATAATTCTCTAATAATTCAATACATTTTTCAAAATTATAAATATTAAAAAAACTTAAATATTCAGTCCAATCACACACATTTGGTTCTATAGGGTTTTTATAATGTTTAACACCTTTACTATGAATATATAAAACATAAAAATCATCTAATTTACTATCTTCATATAATAGATTTATAGTTTTGTGTTCAAATAAAGATGTATCATTTGAAGAATATATAATTTTAATTTTACTATCATTAAATATATTTTTATTCTCTTCAATAATACTAGTATCACCTAATACTACACATCTAATTTCAAATACATAATTATATAACCCACTATGTTTAATTTTAAAAAATAAATTAGATACAATTTCTAGCCAGTTATTAATACAACAAATATGAAAATATATAATGATTTTATTATTATTTTTTTCAATTATATTTGATTTATAATAATTATTTAAATACAAATTATATTTTGGTGGTAAAAAAATATTATTTTCTATTTCAATATTGTTTATTTCAACATATGATCTACCAAATATATCAATCTTATTAGATATTTTATTCATTAAACTACTAGTATCCGTATAAGTATTATTATTATATTCTTGATGACCAAATTGACTTATTTTATTTTGTATAAATTTAACATCTCCAAAATAACTCAAATGCCATCCAGAATTATTTAATAATGGTAATACAACAAATTCACGTATTTGTTGTGGTGTAGTTTCTTTATATTTTTTAAATGTAACTATTTTAGTTTTGTCTTCCCAATTTACATTGTGTTTACAATTTAAATTATAGTAATACATCTCTAATGATAATGAAAAACCATCTATAATATTTAAATTTTTAAGTTGAACTAATATATTTGGTGAAGGTATTTCATCTAAATCACAAATTGTAATTAAATCATTATCACATAATTGAAGTTGTTTAATACCATTATCTATACAATTTCTTTGATAATTCTCATTTTTCCATTGATCATTATTAGTATAATCTATATTTGGATAAATAAATGGTAAATCTATAACAATATGAATAATTTTATCACTAAATTTTTTAAATAAATATAAATTGTTTTCGTAAAATAATTCTTTTTTATTACCTACATGTGTATAATTAGATTCTACTATTATAAAAAAATCAACTACTTCATATAAAAGTGATAATCTATAATATAATAATTCTAATTCATTAAAAAATATAAAACAATCTATAATTTTTTTTTTACTATTTTCCATAATAATTAATATTATTAGTATTCTTTATATTTAAATATAAAAAATACTAATATTTATTATTAATATTTAAATTGTAAATATTAAAGAATATTATTAAATTGAGTTGTTTGAGTCGTTTCAACCACATTTGGAGTCGATGTACTTTTTGTATACCATCTTGGAGGAACTAAATAAGTTTTTGAAGTATTACACGCATTTGCAAAACTTGTTATACTTGTTCCACTAGCAGATTGACTACTTCCTGTAGATACTGCAAATGGAAATGGTTTTTGATATCCAATCGGATTATTACATCCTCTAGTTAAATTCAAATTATATTGACTATAAGATACAGGTTGATATAACGTTTTTGTGTATGGAGCATTACGCGCCATATCATTATATTTAAATCTCGCTGTTGAAGTTCCTGGAGTACATAATGTAGGACTCGTTTTCACAATATTACCTTCATAAGTACCTACATTATTCACTTTTAAATTACATGTATTCGCAGAAGCCAAATTTTGAACGTATAATCCTTGACTTACTGTATCCGTTTGATTACCTGTATAATTAGGTTGAACCCAATAATTCGGATATGTCCCATAATATGCCCATCTATATTTTTTATCTAACATTCCTTTTGTAGATAAAACAGACGGCTTTACATATAAATATTGAGTTCCTAATGTTGATACTTCACTTGAATTTAATACTGGTTGAACCACCGCATTTTTACTATTTGCAATTGCTCCACTATAATTACCAACTAACACTGCTGAAGGATATTTTCCAAATGTACCACCCCAACCAACCGGATATGCTCCTCTATAAGGAGTTCCTGATTTTGACATCTTATATGTTTTACCTATATATCCTACATTTCTATGACCTCCATTTATTGAAAAACCTACCGAACCATAATTCTGAATTGCTAATTGCAATCCATTTGTTGAATGACCAAATGGACCTTGTGGCAACCAATAACCACCGGGAGTTACTCCTGAACGTTTTGAACCATAATTAATTACTGATTTCCTTTTAAAAGCTGTTAATGACATTATATATTATATTATATTATTATATTATTCACTATACACTCACACTCACCATTTTTTATATAAATAATATATTCCTTTTTTCACAATCTTCAATTAAACTTCTAGAGAGAACCCAATATAATTTTGTCTCTCTTATCGATAACATATTTAAATATTCTTTCAATCTTTCATATCTTCTTTCATCATCTATTTTTAAATATTCATTATAAATTTCAACTGATAATGATGATGATTCTGATAATAAATATAATATTAAAAAAGATAAACTAAAATAAACACTTTTATAATGAATATAAGATGGAATATCTTTTATTTTTAATAATTCTGGAGAAACAAAAAAATCATTTTCACTAAACGGATTACTTATAATAATCTTATTTTTATTTAATTCTTTTATTAATTCTGTTCCTAAAAATATAAATTTACTATCATTTATTACAAATATATCTTCTAAATTATATCCTATAAAACTACACGACTCTTTTGTTATTAAATAATTTAATTGAACTGATAAATCCAACAATAATTGTAATGCGTTTTTTATACTTATTTTACTAGTTCCTCTTATTTCTTTTTGTTCTTTTTGATATTCTATAAATGGTTTTACTGATAATGCTTTAAATTGAACTATATCATACTTCTCATTACATACCGCACCTAATAAAAGTTTCGTTTTTATTAATGAATTAATTAAAGCTATGTTCAAATAATTAAATTCTATTCTAAATATATTATTATCATTTTCTATTATTTTTAAATATTCATTTGAATATAATTCACTCATATCATATATACTATTTTACGTTTTATATTCTTTATTTTTTTATTTTATATATATATATGTTCAATGATTCTATATTAAACAATTATTTTAATCGTAAAAAAACTAAACAAAAAGATACTATGAATACTATTTCTACTAGGAATACTATGAATATGAATACTATTTCTACTATTATGAATATAAATACTATTTCTACTAGGAATACTATGAATATGAATACTATTCATACTATGAATACTATTTATAATATTCCTACTATTCATAGTATTCCTACTATTCATAGTATTCCTACTACTATTAAAAATTATAATATTAACACACTTTATAATAAAAATATTACCACTATTCATAATGTATATCAAACTAATTATGCACAAAATAATAAACCTACTGGATTCGGTGACTTTATTAGAGGTTGCTACTTTTTATTACAATTTTGTGACAAATATAATTTTAAACCTAATATTATTATTAATCATCCTATCGCTTTATTTTTAAAAAAATTATCTCTTAATTTTACAATTAATAAATCATTTATTGAAAATATTCCTATGTTTTTTGAAAATAACTGGAAAAAATCAAATTTTGATTCTAATAATTATATTATAAATGTTACACACGATTCACAAAGTATACATACTTTTATTTCTTATTTATCTACTTTAATAGTAACTAATAAATCTTTATTTATATATAATATTATGTTTCCATATAATCAAATTGAAAAACATCACACAAAATATATGCGTGAACTATTACAACCTAATGCAGAAATGAATACATATATTAATAATACATTAAATACACTATTTTTAGAAAAAAATACATATTCAATTATTCATATTCGTTCTGGTGATTCATTTTTAAAAGAAACTACTAAAACATTTAATATTTATTATTTAACACACATTTTTACTGAAATTAATATATTAATTAATTCTAATCTTAATTCTACATTTTTATTAATTGCTGACAATAATGAAATTAAAACTTTTATTTTAAAATATTTCTCAAATATTAAACTCCTTTTTAATAAAATTACTCATTTGGGAGAAGGAGTTTTATTAGAGAGAGAAAAAATAAAAAATACTCTATTAGATTTCTATTTATTATCATATTCTAATTCTATTTATGCATATACATCTTATAAGCATGGAAGTGGATTTAGTTATTGGTGTGCAATAACTTATAATATTCCTTATAAATGTAAATATATTTCTAATAAATAATATTTATATGATACATATATAATAATATAAATAAATAGATTATTTATTTATATTTTATTTTTACTTAAAAAAAATAGATTTATGACCAATTTAATTGTAATTGACGTGCTGGTAATACAGGTCCTGAATATATTATTTGTATTAGTTGAATAGGGTTATTCGTAAGAGTAGTAGTATCGTTGGGGTCATAAAAATAATTTGTAAATGTTATATCAGGATTTGTCGAATTACAAGTAAAATTATAAGAAGTAGATACAACATAAGAGTCATTTAACCAATATGTTGTTGTTGTTAAATATGCTGTTCCTGTAATTACTGGAAATAACAAATCTACAAAATTAGCTGATGATCCTATAAGATAACTTCCTGATCCTACTGTTTGATTTGTACCAACAAAATTAACTGGTGCTCCAGATCCTTGTAAAGTATTCATACCGGTTGAATATAAATTAGGAATTGATACAGGCATATTTACAGCATTAGGGTCAGTAAAAATTGAATTAACAGTATTATCTTCTAGAATAATCGAACTAATAGTAAAATTAATACTTTGAGGAAAAAGATTTAAATTACCAGTATAAGTAGGTAAACTAGTATTAGTTGCTATAATAGTACTAAAAAAAACTGGATAATTAACGTAAGAATCTGATAAATTAAAATCCCATTGTACTGAATTAATAGCACCAGACAATAATTGTTTACCAATATTTCCGCTTGTTAGACTACTTGAATCTCCAAATATTATTGAACTACTTATATTTAAATTAGTTACAGTACCAGTATCACTAAAAGTTCCAGTAGGACCAGTATATCCAGTATAACCAGTAGTTCCAGCACCACCACTTGCTGGACCAGTAGGACCAGTATAACCAGTTACGGTTCCTCCTCCCCCAGAACCAGCAGGACCAGT